ACTCCAAGTGCCGTTACTCTTACAAATGCTACAGGTTTACCAGTTTCAACAGGTATTAGTGGACTAGGTACAAATGTTGCATCATTCCTAGCCGCCCCAAGTAGTTCCAACTTATTAGCTGCTCTTACCACTAAAACAGGTACAGGTAACGCAGTATTTGGAACAAGCCCCACAATTACTACAAGTATTATTTCCGGTAGTTCAAGTTTTGACTTGCTAAATACAGTTGCAACTACTGTAAACTTTGCTGGCGCAGCTACTACAATAAATATTGGTGGCGTTACTGGTACAACTACTGTTAACAATGATGTAGCAATAAAAGGTATTACAACTGTATATGGAGCAATTTTACCAGATACAGATTCTACAATTGATCTTGGATCAAGCTCTAAAAGATTCCGTACTATATACCTTAAAGGCTCCACAATTGATCTTGGTGGTGCTACTCTTTCTGGCTCTGGTGCTGGCGGCGTTACTCTAAGTAGTATCAATGGTACACCGATTGGTGATGTTACTCCAAGTACTGGTGTTTTCACAACCCTGAGTACTTCTGGTAACTTAACTGTTGGTGGAGACCTTACCGTTAATGGTACCTTAACTGCAATTAATTCAACTACTGTTGAAGTAGCAGATAAGATGATTGAGCTTGGTAAGACTGGCTCACCAACAGAAGCCACAGCTAGCGGTGCGGGTATTCAGGTTACCGGTACTAGTGCTCACAATTTCTTATATAACAGCACAACAACTAGCTGGACCTCTTCTGAACACATTAATTTAGCATCAGGCAAAGTATTTGCTATTAATGGTGTATCAGTACTTGAAGCTACCAGCTTAGGTAGCACAGTTGTAGGATCTAGCCTAACCAGCGTTGGAACAATTACAACAGGTACTTGGTCAGCAACTAACATTGCATTGAACAAAGGCGGTACAGGAGCCAGTTTAACTGCAGTTAATGGCGGTATAACATATTCCACAGGCAGTGCACTAGCTATCAGTGCAGCAGGTACTTCAGGACAATTCTTAGTCTCTGGAGGAGCGGGGGCACCTACCTGGACCGATACTATCGATGGTGGAACATATTAATACCTATTAGGATGATCTTTCATCCTATTCTAATACCTTTTTAGGATGAACAATGTCTAATATTGCTCTTAAAAAATCATCAGTAGTTGGGAAAACACCATCTATTGATGATTTAAGCTACGGCGAGCTTGCCATTAACTATGCAGATGAGTTACTGTATTTTAAAAACTCCTCAAACCAAATCAAGTATTTTGCTGCTGGAGGTCTTCAAGTAGGTGGCATAGCTGCTGCTGTTGAAGATACTCCTGTAGATAAAGTAAAAAAGCTATTATTTGATCTTTCTGCTGGAGTTACCTTAAGTCAGGTATCTCCAGGAGTTGTAAAAGTAAGTATAGCTGCCGGTAGTGGTAGTCCAGGAGCAACTGGACCTCAAGGCGTCCAAGGTGCTACAGGCCCACAAGGTGTACAAGGTATACAGGGAGCAACTGGACCTCAAGGTATACAAGGTGCTACAGGTTCCCAAGGTTTTATAGGTGCTACTGGTTCTGAGGGTACTCAGGGTAGTACTGGTGTAACAGGTCTGCAGGGTTTAAGTGGTGCCACAGGGTTACAGGGAGCTACTGGATCTGAAGGTATTCAAGGTGCAACAGGCTCTCAAGGTATACAGGGAGTAACTGGTATTCAAGGTCTGCAAGGTGCTACAGGCACACAGGGTATACAGGGAGCAACAGGCACTCAGGGCTTGCAAGGGGATCAAGGAACTACTGGCTTACAAGGTGCTACGGGTGCTCAAGGTATACAAGGTAGTACAGGTTCGCAAGGTATACAGGGTAGTACAGGAACACAAGGTCTGCAAGGTGCTACTGGTTCCCAGGGATATACTGGAGCAACTGGTGTTCAAGGAGATGTAGGCTATCAAGGTGCTACTGGATTAACAGGATCACAAGGCCTTGATGGTGCTACAGGTTCTCAAGGTATACAAGGTGCTACAGGTTCCCAAGGATTAGCTGGAGCCACAGGTTCCCAAGGATTAGCTGGAGCAACAGGCTCACAAGGTATAACAGGTGCTACAGGTATACAAGGTATACAAGGTGTTACAGGCGTACAAGGCGATGCTGGCCCCCAGGGTTTAACTGGAGCCACAGGTACACAAGGTATTCAAGGTGCAACAGGCTCTCAAGGGCCTTCAGGTTTAGGGTTTGCAATTGCTAAAACCTATTCCTCGGTATCTGCTCTTACAGCTGATACTAGTCCCAGCGGTATTGTAGCTGGACAGTTTGCAATTATAGATACTGGTTCTGCGGAAGATGCAGAAAATTCAAGACTGTATCTCTGGAATGGTAGTACCTACAGTTATGTAAGTGATCTATCTGGTAGTCAGGGTATTAAAGGTGAAACTGGTTATGCAGGTGCTACAGGTCCACAAGGTACTCAAGGTGCCACTGGCACGCAAGGTCTACAAGGTAGTACTGGCACGCAAGGTCTACAAGGTACTACAGGTATTCAGGGTGCTACGGGTTCACAAGGTGTTCAGGGAGCTACTGGTTCACAAGGTGTCCAAGGTGCAACAGGTTCTGACGGGTTACAGGGTGCAACAGGCCTAACAGGGCTGCAGGGAGCTACTGGTTCACAAGGTGTTCAGGGTAATACAGGATTACCTGGAGCTACTGGTTCGCAAGGGTTAACTGGAGCAACAGGCTCGCAGGGTATAACAGGTGCTACGGGTTCACAAGGTATTCAGGGATTTGATGGTGCTACTGGATCTCAAGGTGCAACTGGTTCACAGGGCGTTCAGGGTGCTACTGGATCTCAAGGTCCGCAAGGTAATACTGGTAGTCAAGGTTTAACTGGAGCTACTGGTTCTGAAGGTATACAAGGTGCCACTGGTTCCCAGGGTATACAGGGCCTTACAGGATCTACTGGTTTGCAGGGGGCTACTGGCTCTCAAGGAACTGTAGGTGCTACAGGCTCTCAAGGTCCTCAGGGTGATACTGGTAGTCAGGGATTAACTGGGGCAACAGGTGTTCAAGGTGTTCAGGGATACATTGGATCCACAGGGCCACAGGGCGGTAGCGGTTATCAAGGGGCTTCAGGAGCTAGCGGTATTACTGGATATACTGGAGCTACAGGAGCATCTGGATTTCAAGGAGCTACTGGAATAGGTGCAACAGGATCACAAGGCTTACCCGGTGCTACAGGTGCTGCTGGTAGTGGCGGAATATCCACTGGAAAATCAATTGCAATGGCCATGATATTTGGTGGCTGATTTTTATAAAAAAGTTCTTGGTATACTCATACTCAGAACTTTTTTATTTGTCAAAATTTTAACAAACAGGTTTGTTAAATCTGAATTTACAGGATACTTATCTACGATAAGATTCCTTCTTTTTAAAAAAATTTTTTATTCTGGAAATAAAAATGGAAAACGAATGCCCCGTAGAAGCTGAATACAAAGAAGCTAATTTAGCAAATCATCTCTTAGCTATAAAACTAGCAAATTTAGGCCCAGCAGACCCACGTCAGCCTAGTACCTTATTTTGGGGTGATAAAATGGCTATTTGGGCAGTTGAAGAGGGTGTGGCAAGAACAAGATTGTGCATGAATTGTGGTCACTATGACAACAGTCCAGAAATGTTGGCGTGCATAGCTGCTGGTGAAGGTGGCACATTAAAGCCTTCAGAGCTGCCTGTAGAGCCTCGTTGGGCAGATATTTCTGGTATGCCTTCTGCAATATGCACTCGCTGGAATATTACATGTTCTGCACTTAGAACTTGCGATGACTGGGAGCCTTGCGAGTGGGATCAGCCAGAAGAAGAGATCGCTATAGAAGCTCCTACACAACCAGAATTCGTAGATATGGTTCCAGTTCAACCAGGGGTATAATATGGGCACAAGATATAATGAAATTTTAGCCGATCTTGAAAAACTAGATCAACTAATAGAATCTACACTAGAGACTCTAGATTCTAGTACTAAAGGTGATAAAACCTATACCCCCACAGATGGAATGGCTGCAGCAGCTACGCGCGCACTAAAATGGCACGAAGAAGGTCATCCTGGGGGTACTCAAGTAGGTTTAGCCAGAGCTAATCAACTAAAGAATAAAGAGAATCTATCTGAGAGTACCGTATTAAGGATGCACTCCTTTTTCAGTAGACATGCTGTAGATAAGCAGGCTACCGGATTCCGTAGTGGAGAAGAAGGATTTCCTAGCAAGGGTAGAGTTGCTTGGGACTTGTGGGGCGGAGATGCGGGAGAAACCTGGTCTCAAGCTAAGCGTGATCAAATAATGCGGGACAGAGAACAGTAATGTGGATTATTAATTTTC